GTGTCAGAATAGTCTGTTGAAAGAATATATTCAAAAATATCATCTGTGGAAGTAAGAGCAGATGTAAAGAAATAGTTGACAGCTGGAGATACTTCTGTGTAATACAATTGACTGACATATGGAGAAACAGGAAGACTTGTAGCATTATTCCATCCTTCTGTCATATCAATTTGAAAACTTAAATTTGTAATTTCTTTATTCAATGTTGATGTTGACGTAAGAATGTTCCAATCACTGTAATTCTTTTTATCAGAAGAATATTTGTATTTAACTGTGCAAGAACTATCTACACTTTGACCTGTAGAAACTGTGTATGCCGTTGTTATTGATTTTATAAATTTAGGTATGTCAAATTCTACTGATTTATTCCAAGAACCAGCAAATAATGACTTAGATCCACCGTGCAATAAAGAAGTGGTAACTCCTGACCAATAAGAAGAACTAGCATCGAAATACAATCCATCTGTATTCTGGACCAATTGTCTCAAGATCCCAGTATTTGTCTTATCATCAACACCAAAAGCAACTAATTTTGTACCTTGATTGCCCCAGCTGTAGTTTATATTATCTTCAAAACTCTTGAGAGAAACTGTTGTATTGTTGTCAGCATCAGAAACAATAAATGTCAATGGAATATATGAACTAGCTAACCTGTCCATCATATACTTTGAAACTATAGGATTAGAAGGGATTGTGTCTGCTAATCCATTCCAATCTTGTCTTAAATAAACTTGAACACTGTCTGTACTACCAATTGATGATGTGAATGAAACTTTGCCTGTTGAAGGTATTACAGTATATCCTGAAGCTAAAATAGTTCCATTCTTTACAACTTCAGAATATGGATAGTCGGTAGTATTCCAAGTGAAAGTGTTTAAACTATCAGTGGAAAAAGTAAGAGTTAAACCTATAGAACTTCCCGTTTTAGGAACAAGATTAAGCTGTTTATTACTTTCATTCTTGTATCTTTCTTTTAATAAATCAAGTCTTATCAAATTTTCATCTGACAAGTAATCCTTGTAAGTTGAAATTAAAGATGTATCTGCTATTCCTGAAATTGCTGCTGGTTGTTGTCCAATCAAAGCATATTCAAGGCAATCATACAAATTACTATTCTCGCCATCAAATTTTAAAGATCCAATAATTGATGTTATTGCTGTTCCTGAATTTGTAAAGCCACTTCCAGTCTCGTGTTTGATAGATGTACCAAAAGTCCATAAATCAGCAAAAGAAAATTGAGCATAATATTGTTGATTTGTTCTAGCAAAAATATTTGTAAGTAGATTATTAAAACTACTCGCAAATCCTGATGACATTTTCATAGAAGCAGAATTGTCAAATACATTTGATATAACAAATTTTGGCTTCAGATATAAATAACCATCATCACTAGAAATAACACCTTTACCATAGCCACTATCCCAGTTAACTTCTGTATTGTTGTAATTACCAATAGGGACGATAGTTTCTATTGGAGCATATGCATTATCGTAATGTGCCTGGAAGAAGAAATCATAACTTGTGCTAATTCCAGTCCAGGTGACAGCATTAGAACTTGAATATCCTAATCCTGAAAATGGGTTGTTTGTAGATGCTTTTTTCCACTTAAAGATAGGAACAGAACTTGCAGTTTCTTTGATAACAAGTGCTAAAGTTGTTGACCCTGTACCTGGAATATCTAATGCGCTTGTAAGATTGAAACTAGTAAAACTACCAACATTTACACTAGAAGATGTGACAGGACTTGAAGCAGCCAATTGAGTTTGTGGCCTTGCATTTGCATCAACAGAATAAAGATAAGCAGTAAGAGTAGTATTTGCTAAACTGTCATTATAAGAAGAATTTGAAATACTGTCTTGATCTCTAATTGATAAGAATGCAGATACTTTAGATACTGTACTTGCTGTTGATGATGTAGTGAAAGTTTGTGCTAAATATCCAACAGAGCCACTATCACTAGAGATAAATCTTATATCATTAGAAGGTTTAGATGCAAATAAAACTGGGCTATAACCTTCACTTGTATTCTCACCAGCTCTATACCAACAATCACCATCATCAAGAGTATACCAAATTCCATTATTAGTACAAGCAACTAAAACATTTTGGGTGATAGAGTTGAATGTTGATGAAAATACTTGAAGATCATAAACACAAGTAGGAAGTGTACCAATATAGTCAGATCTTTCAAAAGTATTACCCTCATCAAAAGATCTGTAAACTCCATCATTTGTTCCGATGTAAATTTTAGATTTTCCAGGAACATTTCCAACAGCAGCTTCAGTGTCAACAGCATAAGAGAAACAATGAAGTCCTCTTAAATATCTACTATCAACAATAAAATCAGAAGAATTTACATCGTCAGGATAAGAATATTTCCAGTTTCTAATCTTTAAAATTCCATCATTTGTAAAGATAAATAACGGATTTGCATAGGTAGTTTTGTTTGTTGAAGAAGGAACACTATATGCTTGAAAAGATTTGTAATACTTAGTTACACCATCAGGGTTGCCAGCTCTAAACATTTTTCTAGGGACAAGAAATGATGAGAATGATGCATATTGTGTGTCATTGCCCATAACATAATAGCCATCATCTCCTGCTGCGTGTAAGCTCTCATATTCTTGAACAATTCCTGAACTATTCTTGACATATACGCCTTTAAATATTCCATTTATATTGTTGGTGGTAAGTTTCAAGAAATCAGATAAGAAATTTGTAGATCCTAACTTGACATTTATTCCATCACTAGTTGCAAAAGCTTCAAATAAAGAGCCATTCCAGAAACCAGTGAGATATGCATTTTGTCTGGCTGATGATGTTTGTTTAGTCCAAGAACTGTCATATTTCCAAAGACCATTAGAAGCTCCAGCAATAACTTCTAGATTTGGATTTAATGAGATATAACTAGCGTCAAAAGCCCCATCTAATGTACTTTCAAGTTCCCAGTATCCAGTATATTTCCAAACACCCTTCTCTGTAATGATTCTTGTTCCGGTGCCATCTTTTGTAAGCCCAACAATTCCCTTTACTTGAATTGGATCGCTTTCAAAATCATTTATAGTAGGGATAAGTTCAGTTCTATTTTTAAAAGATGAATTTAAACTATCAAATTTAGCATTACTTGAAAAATTATCAACTAGTAATGTATTTTTTAAACCTCTAGTATCAGTCTGTGTAATTATTGGTGCAGTGAAATCAAAGATAGTTGAATTTAAAGATTTAATCTTTCTTGCTAATTCTTGAATATTAGAATTATTTTCTGATGTTAAATTATAAGTTTGGTTGGATATAGCAAGATACAAATCATCTTCTAACCCAGATACAATCTCATTCTTGATTCCATAAACTTCAGTACCAACATCGTAAATTGTGGTGCTTGTAAGTCTTGCTACAGACAAAGTAATTTCAATAGGGTAAGTGGTATTGTCTACAGATTTCACCAATGCCATCTCATACTTGTTTCCAGTTTTCAATTCTACCAAAGAATAATCGCTAATTCTTTGATTTATGTAGATTTTAGTATCAGTGTTAGAGTTTGGCTTAGCTAGTAATGCAATAGGTGTTTTCGTCTTATATAAAGGTACAAAAGTAGAAGAATGAGGCTTTGTTCCAGCATCAGAAATTGTTGGAAAATCATTTACTATTGATATCGTTACATTATCAATATCATTCTTGAATACTGACTGTGTGAAAGTAATCTTACCTTCTGATGGGCTAGAATAAAATGGAATAGTGCTAGGGTCATTGTTTATGTAAGTGAAAAGTCTGGTACTATCTGTTTGTGTGTCATTCCAAGAACTAGTGGTAAAAGTTTTAAAACTCTTCTCATAATAAACTTGATCACCAGGAACATAAGAAGATTCCATAGCCACCATTTGATAAGGATAATTTAAAGTAAAATTAGTTATCTGGTTGTAATCTTTATCAAAAACTGCAAATTCCGTTTCATTTTCAGAGAATGTATCGTTAGGTCTCTTCCATCTATAATTGAGAGAAACTGAACTGGATACATTTACATCTTGCCACAATAATTCAGTGCTAACAAAGATGCCATTAGTTGTTCCAGCATATAACTTGCCAAAATTACTACCATCATCAAAGCTGTAAAGTGCATTTACTGAACCTTGGAAAACAGGCTCCCAGAAAAGTTCAGAGTAAACTACAGATGTTCCTAAAGATGATTCTTGTATTCTTGCAATACCATTAGAATGTCCAATAAAATAATCTGATGGAAATGTTGTTGAATTTCTTTGAGTAACACAATTAATTACTGAACTTGAGCCAGCTCCAGAAGGTGTTGAATTCTGATAAATCTTTAATCTTTGAACTTCCCATAAAACATCAGAAGTGCCAAAATCAAATGTATCTTCAACAACAAGATACCAAGTACTATCGCTATTTATAGTTCCGCTTGATACATATATTGTTTTCCAATTGATAAATTCAGCATTTAAATCAAGTTCAGTAGATCTAGTCCAACTTCCAGCAGATGCAACATAAATTCCGTTTTGAGCTTTATTTGTTTGATTTTTTACCAAAACAATATTGCCAGCACTAACAGCTACACCATCAATAGTTTGTGTTCCAGTAAGTGCAATATTCTCTGTAGTGGCACATAAAGCATTTGAAAAAGATGTTGTTGATTGAGAAAATGGAAGAGACCAATATTTACCTGTCGCATCTTCATAATATTTTGCAGTGTGAGTGATAAATGCCTGATAATCATTCCACCAAATAATATTATTTTTGTATGCTCCGTCTTTAATCCAATAAATTCCCTTTACTGGCTCGTTAAATATTTGAGATAATTGGCTGAAATCTCCATAGTACAAACCTTTAGTACTAGAACCAATTGCTCCAACATACAATGCTCTTTGGATTGTAATATCGTCAGTTTCACCAGCAACAAATGTAATCTTCTGTGTTGATACTTCTTCAATTCCGGAAAGATTGTAAATATTTGTTATTGCTACTCCTGAAGAATTATAAAAAGTAGAAACTTCATCCCAATTCCAGTTTTGGTATGCTGTATTGTCTGGAATAATAGCATAATAAGTTTTGTCTGATGTCAAACCATATTGATAAGTTTGATATGTTCCGTCAGCTAATTTGTCAGAAGAAATCTTGAAGCCAACTAATGTTTTTGCAATCCCACTAGAGTCTGTTGGTAATTTTAAGTTTTCCCAAACATTACTTATATTGTTGTAATAAACTTTACCTAATGAAGTAAAAGCATAAACATTTTTAAAATAATTTTCATTTGTTGGATAAATTATGTTATCTTGAAGCGATAAAATTTTTCCATAATCATTTTGCCAATTAGTTGTTTGTGCTGTATTACTACCTAAATTGAAACTAAACAGTCCTCTTGAAGATGCAGCATAAATCAAATTTAAACTAGTGATAATATTTACACTCTTAAAAAAGGCGCTTATATTATCATTGTATTGTATGTAAGAATTTGTGTTTTGAGGATATAAATATGACTTTCCAATACCAGTAGTTAAGTATTTGTCTGGAGTAAAAGTCAAAGGTTGCTTATATCTATTCTCACTGTAATGATTAATCTTTAAATTATTTATTGATATCTTGCCTGTAGATATACTATTGGCTGATAAATTCTTGATGAAATCATTTGAAAGATTGTTCTTAATTTCAATTTTACGTGCTTTAATTTTCACTGACAGATCAAGAAAAGTATACTGATCATAATTAGGAATTGAGCTTTTAAGTAAAATACAACCAGAATAAGGATTGATTGTGTAATGAACTGGTTCAATAAGAGTTTCTGCAAAGTAAACTTCAGCAGTATCATATTGAAAATCTGTCCAAGCAAATAATGTGTAAAGGTCAGTGGTTAATCCAGTAGCGTCAGTATATTGATAAATTGTTCCATCACTCAATTTTATGTAAGTGTTGAATGTCAAAGCAGTGGATAATAATGCTTGGCTTCCATCTACTGCAATTAAATTTTTATCAACAGCATATGGTAAATACACTTCAAATTTGGATGTTGATTTGATGCTTTGGGTTAGATAAATTTTGTATGGACTGCTAGATTCGCTTATTGTGTAATCAAGACTGGAAAGAATAGTTCCATCAAGTTTTACAATTGGTGTGCCGTAAGAAGAAATGGTGTCATTAAATAAAGTGCCATCAGAATTCTTCAATAAAAAAATTGAAGTATTGTCATAACTAGAACTTCCATCATCAGAAGAAGCTGTCAACACCAAGTAATTCTTAAGATCTATTTTTGCTGCAGTGTTAATTTCACCAAGATGTTTATGCTTCAAATAAGATAATTGAAGCTGTCTTTGAAATTCTCCAACAGTTTCATTTATTTGATTTCTTCTTTCTTCGTAGACTATTTCTGAAACAGTATTGAAATCTGTGTATATTGCATCTGCTTGGTAAATTACTGTTGCTAAATATACGGCATTAGAATAAGTATTGTATTTTGCGTCAGGAAGTGATGGAAAAGTAATATTACAAATTTCATCTGATAAGGTTGATATTCCAGACTCTGCCCAAGCATAAAAAGTATTTGCTATTGTTTGTCTAAAGTAGCGTGGTTTTTCAGTCTTGGCAGCATATTTATCGATAATGCCATTGCCTGTACTAACTTTTACACATTGTTTAAAGGCATCTTGGAAATAAAGATTTGATGAGCCTAATGTGAAGCTTGTTGATGAAACTACACCAAGCCAAAGTGTTTTTTCATTGGTTGATCCTGAGCTTACATAAACAACAAAATTATCGGAATAATCAGATGTAGTATCAAGACTTGAATGTCTAGCCCAAGATGAAGAAGCAACTGTATAAACACCATTTTGCGAAGCTGTAGATTGATTTTTTACTAATACAAGATTCCCAACAACAACAGCAACACCATCTATTGTTTGTGCGCCAGAAAGAGTGATATTTGTTGTGGTGGCTGCTAAACAGGATACAGTAAAATTAAGATCGAGTAAGGTTAATTTCTGTCCATATTCACTTGTGGTGCTTGTGTTGTACCCATCAAGAAGTAATATTTGATCAGTTCTATTATCTGCTAATTTAGATACATCCCAGCCATTTATAACTCCAGGGCCAAAAAAAGAATAAATGCCTGAAAAATTAGATTCAGCTGTAAGCATATTTTCATAGTCATAACCTGGATACCAAATATCCCCAAATTGTGAATATAAAAACTTATAAATTGATGTACGATTAGACATTACTACCTACGGAGTTGGATTGAATTTAATGCTAGCATCTCCTATGTCAAGTTGTACGGCAAAATCATAGACCATAGATGGAGTTGTTCCTACGCTTGTTAAGAATATTCCAAATCTAATTTTGCTTGATGCTTCTGACAATTCGAATGTTTGATTAGGTGAAATTACTGTGTAGTTTGCAAAATTGAATGTTTCGTTTGTATCACTAGAAGTTGTATATCCGTACACGATGCTACCATTGTTTTTTAATTCATTAGAGGTGAGTAAACCTCTTTTAATCATTGGAGCATCAGTGTCATAATTAGTGGTATCAAACATTCTAGTGAAGAAATAACTTCCTGATGATGATGTATATGAAAGAGTTAAGGATAATAGTTCTGGTGTAATATTAGGAGTTGCAGTGATGAGTTCAACTTTATATTGCAACCATTTTCCAGAATAAGCTGATAGATCCACAGACAGAGATTGTGCAGTTGTTGATGCTAAACTATCATTGATACTAGATAATGACTGTGCATCACCGTAAGAGGCTGCTAAACATTCTGCTCTTGTGTTACCAGTCTTTACATAAATTTTTATTTGAGTTCCATTATCTAAAGTTGTATCTGGAGTAGATGGATATTTATTTAAAATTAAGGCAACAATCTGTGTCCAAGTAATAAGTGTTGGGACATAAATTGGCTGAACTTCATAAATGCCAAACTCTCTGATTTTGCGGTCAGGAGCGTAAACTGGGTAAGCTCTTGAAGGGGGAACATAAATCCCCTTCCTAGATAGCGAGTTGTCAGCATTTTTTTGAATTTGATAGATAACGCCTGAATTATTAGTTGTAGATAAATTCTGGTTATTATTATTAGTATTTGTCGTTGTTGTGGAGCCAGTACCAGCATTTACTTGTCCTTGTGTTGGGTTATTATCTTGATTGTTTTGAGTGTTTCCAGTAATAGGATTGATTGTTGTGTTTGAATTAGAAACAACAGTAGTATTTGTGTATTGAATAAATGAACTTGTATTGTTTGCAGTATTGGCCACTTGAATCATTCTGTCACTAATAACAGGAAATCCACTTATATGACCTGGTAAAGACACACCTTGAATATTTCCAGCTTGATCCTTGAATCTAGCATAAATATATCTGCTATTATCTTCATAAGGAGTGTTAGTAAATTCATAAACACTACCATCTATACCAGCGCCATAGAAAGTGTTTCCAATTGCTGTAACAGATTTGATTTTGCTTGAACCATAGAATTGAGAAGCTGGAACTGTCTCAAATGTTTCTCCAGTATTCTTTTGCCACAAGAATTTGAAAGTAGTTCCAGATCCAACATTATTTGTAGTTTGAAGCTTGATTTTTAAAACATCACCTTCAAGAACATTAAAAGCATTAGCAGAATAAAGTGATGACAATGTTGTTGATTGATTATAATTACTTATCTGTAAAGTATCATTTACAAACAAGTTATATCCTACACCACTATCTACCCTAAATGATAAAGCACCATCTTTTGAAGCTAAAACACCACCTTCATATGTAATAGAACTATTTGTAAATCCAGTAGGTGAAACAAATGAACTACCAATTGCTCCAGTGTAATTAATTGCTTCGGTTTGTCCTCTGTAAGCAATAAAATTATAACTTTCAATGTCTCCCAAGTCTGTCCAAGTAATGCCAGATCCTGTGTAAGATCTGTAAGTCAAGTTAAGTAAATTTGTACCATAAGAATAGGAAACAATTTTCTTAAAACTATTTATTAGCTTAAAATATCCATAAGTTCCATTGTCAGTACTAATATAAATATAATTGCTATTTGAATCATCATATATACTGAAAATATGATCAGCATATGTGTCATAAAGTTTAGCCCAAGAATTAGCTGCTGCATTTGTGAAAGATAGCTCCCAGATTTGTCCACCTCTAAATCCAGCAATAACAGAATTTCTGGTGGATGATTTAGCTAAACACTCAACATTGTCAAAGTTAGAAGATAATGTTTGCACCCATTCAGCATTATAATATTTGTATATTGCTGATGCTCCACTACCATATGCTCCTCCTACGCCAACATATAAAGTAAATTCTTTAGCAGTAAGGGCAGAAACTTGATCAAAAGATGAGAAAGTCTTAAGTTCTATAATTGCTTTTCCATTGTATTGATAAACTGAGCAAGAACTAGTAGAACCTTTAGAAGATCCAAGAAAAAGATTATTACCTAAAGAAGTCATAGAAATAATAGGCTTCAATAGCTTATAATTTATAGTTGATAATGGATCTTTAGCGTTTAGAACACTCCAGAATTCTCCATTAAAAGAAGTGAAAACAAGTCCATAATTAGTACCTGCATATGCTCTTCCATTAAATACGTGAATACAAGTAATTTGGTATTTTTCACTTATAAGAGATTCATTTAAAATTTCATAAACTTCTTCGTTCTTATAAACAAACATTTTATGGTTTGCTGCAATTAATATCTTGTCATTGAATGTAGAGATAGCAGTTATTTCAGAAGCAGCATTGCCAGTCTTTTTTGACCATAAATAAGCGGCATTAGTTAGATCTATATTGGTGAATGTTGTCTCACCAGCAGAAAAATCTATAAAACCTTTTGTATCAGCATTTGGAAAAGAAGTGGCATCTCTGAAATCTGAAAATCTTGAAATTTGTGCTGAGACTACATCAGAGTATTGATCATAAGCAGCAATAGTAATGTCACCTCTTTGATCTATAGTAAAATAGTCTCCTTGGTATGCAATTCTAGCTGCATAAAGTGATATTGGAGTGGTGAAAGTGAAACTTAAATAATCAGTTGTTTCTGGATCTGCAATATTTTCAACAATATTTTCCCAATCTGATATTTTTGTTTTCTTAACTTGAATAATATATGTTTTAGTGTTTTTTGCAGTAGCTCCAACAATTAAATTGGTGACTGTTGGATAAATATTATTAGCTGAATTTGTAGCATCTTCATATACTGGATCAAACTTTTTGTAT